GTTTTCATTTGTATTATCAGCAATAAACCCTATATCAGTAGGTGGTGGAAGTGGTGGTAGTTACACTCCAGAGAAGATGGTGTGGGAAGATAAAGCTAATGTAGTAAATACTGTTTATACAAACACTAATGATGTTCCTTTATATGTTCAATTTGCAGTTTACTCACCATCTGGAGATGAAAACAACCTAGTAGATTTTAAGATTGATGGTGTGGTTGTAGGTGCAGTTGGCTCTGTAGGACCTAGTAATTGGAATAATCCTTTGCATATAGTTCCATCTGGTAGTACTTATGAAGTAGTATCAGAACAACTTGCCACTGTTGATAAATGGCGAGAAGCTAAAATGCCTGTAGCAGTAGGAACAGGTGGTAAGACTGTAGCGTTTAAAGCTACAATATCTACAAATCAATTAAGCACATCAGACTCTCAAAATGAAAAAGTTAATCTTGATACAACTAGTATTGATACAGACAACGCATTAGTAGATGGTAAATTTAAGCCTAGCGTTGCGGGTTATTATCAGGTAAGTGGTGCAACTAGGTCAGCTGAAGATGGAATTATTAATATAACTGCTCATATCTATAAAAATAGTCAATTGTATTGTCGTGGTTCACATATACATCATTCACCTAATGATGGTGGTTCTGATTTAAGTGTTGTGTCTGATGTTGTTTACTTAAATGGTAAGGAAGATTATATAGAATTATATGCGCAATTGAAAATGGGTTCTAAAAACATTAGAAATGGTTTAGAAAACACCTTCCTATCAGCCGTTCTAGTATCAGGTGGTTCAGCTTCAGGTGATAGCATATGGACAGAAGAAGATGGTAAGGCTGTTTATGATGGTGTAGTAAAGTCTACTTCACACTTTAATACAAATGGTGATGGTACAGCAGGAGGTATTCATTTTAAAGATGGTGATGTTTTAATCTCTCGTATTGATAATGACATGGTATTAAAAGCAGATGGTGCTGATAGAATGAAACTTACTGCTAATGGTGTAACTACATATCAAGACATAAAAGTCAATGAAATTGGTGTTGGTAGAGGTTCAGGTAATCATATAAATAGTACTACTGTAGGCAACTGGAGTCTTCAAAAGGCTACTGGTGACCAAAATACTGCAGTTGGTTATGGAACTTTAACTGCTACTACAACAGGTACTAGAAACACCGCTCTTGGTTCACAGTCTTTAACAAAGAATCTAACAGGTAATTATAATACAGGAATAGGTGATAGTAGTATTGGGTCACTTGAAACAGGTGGTGCTAATACAGCAGTAGGGTTTCAAGCTGGGTTTAATTTAGTATCAGGTAGCAATAATCTGATTTTAGGTAACCAAGCACAACCAAGCTCACCTAATGTATCTAACGAAGTAACTATCGGTAATGATAATGTAGTTGACACAAGATTAAAGGGTCGTGTTCTGCTTAATGATAATTGGAATGGTGGGTCAGATAACAAAAATGGTTTAGGAATTGCAACATCAACTAGTTCTGCTACTGCTTATGCAATGTATGTCAGAAACTCAGGTGGAACTGAAATATTTACTCTTCGTTGTGATGGTTCTACAAGAGCAAGTAAGTTATATCTAGGTGATGATAAAGTAGATTTAAGAGCAGAGCTAAACTTAAAAGATAAATTAATTGAGAAACTATCAGCAAGATTAGATGAACTAGAAAAGAGGGTTAAATAATGGCAAAGACAGCAGCTTGGACTAGGAAAGAAGGTAAGAATCCTAAAGGTGGTTTAAATGCTAAAGGTAGAGCTAGTGCAAAAGCACAGGGCTCTAACCTAAAGGCACCAGTTAAATCTGGTACTAATCCTAGACGTGTATCTTTTGCAGCTAGGTTTGCAGGAATGAAAGGTCCTATGAAAGATAGTAAAGGTAAACCAACACGTAAAGCTTTAGCACTTAAAGCATGGGGTTTTGGTTCTGTAGAAGCAGCTAGAAAGTTTGCTAATACACATAAAAAGAAAAAAGCATGAGTCTATACGAAAACATAAATAAAAGAAAAAAGGCTGGTACTTCTCGTAGTAAAAAGAAAAGTACTATTACAAAGAAAGCTTATGCTAATATGAAAGCTGGTTTTCCTAAAAAGAAAAAGAAAAAATAGTGACTCAGATAGAACAAATTAGAGAGGCTGCAGAAGCAGACCTACTCACATTTATTAAACTTGTAGCACCTCATTTATTACTAGGTGCAGTACATGAAGAATTAATAAGTTGGTGGGGTAGAACAGATAGAAAAGATAATCAGTTAGTATTACTTCCTCGTGGACATATGAAAAGTAAACTAGCTGCATATAGGACTGCTTGGTATATAACTAATCATCCTGAGACAACTGTATTGTATGTATCAGCTACAGCTGACTTAGCAGAGAAACAGTTATATGCTATTAAACAGATTATAGACTCACCTATATACAGAAGATACTGGAGTAATATGATACATCCAGAAGAAGGTAAAAGAGAGAAATGGGCAGTAGCAGAAATTGCTGTAGACCATCCACAAAGAAAGTTAGAGGGGATTAGAGATGCAACAGTTAAAGCTGTTGGGCTTACTAGTAATACTACTGGCTTTCATGCCGATATTGTTGTTCTGGATGATATTGTTGTTCCTGGTAACGCTTATTCAGAAGAAGGAAGAGAGAAAGTAGGTAATGCTTATTCACAGTTAGCTTCTATTGAGAATCCTGGAGCAGAAGAATGGGTAGTAGGAACTAGGTATCATCCTAAAGATATATATGATACTATGATTAATATGAAAGAAACTGTATATGATGATGATGGTGAAGTAGCAGAAGAAGATACAGTATATGAGTTATTTCAAAAGGTAGTAGAAACAGATGGTGAGTTCTTATGGGCTAAGAGAGCACGTAAAGATGGTAAATCATTTGGGTTTGATGCTAAAGAGTTAGCTAGGATTAAAGCAAAGTACATAGATACAACACAGTTCTTTGCACAATATTACAATGACCCTAACTCAACAGAAAATGCAAGAATTAATTCAGATAGCTTTCAGTACTTTGATAGAACAGCATTGAATGTTAAAGAAGGTGATTGGTACTTAAGAGATAGAAAACTAAATGTATTTGCAGCAATTGACTTTGCATTTAGTTTACGTAGACAAGCAGATTACACTGCACTAGTAGTTGTTGGTGTAGACCATCAATCTAACTTCTATGTACTAGATATAGATAGGTTTAAGACAGAACGTATTGTAGACTACTATCAACATATATTAAAAGCTTGGGAAAAGTGGGGATTTAGAAAGATAAGAGCTGAGGTTACAGTAGCACAACAAACCATCGTTAAAGAGCTCAAGGACAGTTATCTTAAACCAAATGGTATCCCACTATCAATTGATGAATTTAGACCTACTAGGAGCTTAGGAGACAAAGCACAGAGGGTAGGAGCAGTATTAGAACCGAAGTATGATAACTTACAGGTTTGGCATTATAAAGGTGGTAACTGTCAAACACTAGAAGAAGAGTTAGTGATGGTACATCCACCACATGATGATATTAAAGATGCACTATCAAACGCTATGGCAATATCATTAGCACCTAAACTAAGAGCAAATATAGGTTTAGGATTTAATAAACGTTTACCAACCCACAGTAGGTTTGGTGGTATAACTAGTTAAGGAAAAATTATGGCAACAAACTGGGATAAAGCTAATCCAGAAAAGATGAACGAGTATAAACGTCAATGGAAAATACGTAACAAAGATAAGTATGCTAAGTATGTTGCAGAGTATGATAGAAAGACTCAAGCTACTAGGAATGCTAGAGAAGCTTTACGAAGAGCTAAACAGATGAAACAAACACCAGAAGATGCAGATTTAAACATAATAGAAAGTATTTATAAAATGGCAAAGAGAAGAACTAAAGTAGAAGGAAGACCTTATGAAGTAGACCATATAATCCCTTTAGCTAAAGGTGGTATGCATCATCAAGATAATTTACAAATCTTGACAGCTCATGAAAATAGAGTTAAACATGCTAGAATATTAGGAGAAGTTGTATGAGTGGTGAAGTAGCTGAAATAGAACAGGCAATTGGACAAGAGAATCTAGCTAAAGTATTAGCTGGATTATATAACCAATGGTGGTTACAAAGAAATGACAAGGAAGAAGAGTGGAGGGAGTTAAGAAACTATATCTTTGCTACTGATACTACTACTACGTCAAATAGTACACTACCCTGGAAGAACAAAACAACATTGCCTAAGTTAACTCAAATACGAGATAACTTACATGCAAACTATATGGATGCTTTATTTCCTAATGATAACTGGATGAAGTGGGAAGGAGCTTCTAGAGAAGACTCTACCATTAATAAACGTAAAGCTATTGAAGCTTACATGAAAACTAAACTAAAAGAATCACAGTTTAGAGAAGAAGTAAGTCTACTGTTATATGATTATATTGATTATGGTAATGCCTTTGGTTCAGTAACATATGTTAATGAACAGCATATAGACCCAGTAACAGAAGAAGTTATTACTACATACAATGGACCTAAACTAAAACGTATATCACCATTTGATATTGTATTTAATCCTGTAGCTAGTTCTTTTGCTAAGTCACCTAAGTTTACTAGATATGTTAAATCTGTTGGTGAGTTACAAAGAGATTTAGATGAAAGACCAGACTTACAGTATAACAAAACAGCATTTAACAAAGCATTAGAGATTAGAAATAGTATCTCTATGTTTAGAGTAGAAGATGTAAACAAAGCTGGAGCATTTATTGCTGATGGTTTTGGTACACTACAAGAATACTACCAGTCAGGTATGGTAGAGATTCTAGAGTTTGAAGGTGACTTCTACGATAAAGATGATGATGTATTACATAAGAATAGAATTATTACTATCATTGATAGAAACTATGTACTACGTAATATAGAGAACCCTAGTTACATAGGACAAGATACTAAAGCTCATGTAGCATGGAGAAAGAGACCAGATAACTTATATGGTATGGGACCTTTAGATAACCTAGTAGGTATGCAATACAGACTAGACCATCTAGAGAATGCTAAAGCTGATGCTATGGATTTAACTATCCATCCACCTATGGTTATTAAAGGTGAGGTAGACCCATTTGAATGGGGACCTGAAACAACTATACACTTACAAGAAGATGGTGCTATAGATATGTTACCACCTAACCCTGCAGCATTCCAAGTAAACAATGAACTACAAGGTTTAATGAATACAATGGAACAAATGGCTGGAGCTCCTAAAGAAGCTATGGGTATTAGAACACCTGGAGAGAAGACTGCATTTGAAGTACAATCATTACAAAATGCAGCTGGTAGAATCTTCCAGAATAAAGTTAATCAGTTTGAGGTAGAGATGTTAGAACCTATCTTAAATACAATGTTAGAGACAGCTAAACGTAACCTAGAGTTACCTGAACTAGCAAAGGTATATGATGATGACTTTGGTGTACAAGACTTCTTATCTGTAACTAAAGAAGACTTAACATCTAGAGGTAAGATTAGACCTATTGGTGCTAGACATTATGCTGCTAGAGCACAGCTCTTACAGAATATGTTAGGTGTATTTAACAGTCCAATAGGACAAATGATTAGTCCACATGTATCACCTAAGTTAGTAGCTAAGATGATAGAAGAGTATATGGGCTTTGACCAGTATGGATTTATGCAAGATAATGCTGCATTATTTGAAGCTGCTGAACAAGAGAAGATAAAAATGCAGATACAACAGGATTTACAGGCACAACAAGCAGGTCCTTCTATGGAAGAAAACATGCTTGACCAGGAGATGCAACAGATGGAGCAACCTCCTCAAGGTGAAGAACCACCTGTAATGTAACAGTAAAAGCTTGACTTTTACTTAAAAATATGGTATAATTATAGTATGGACTTAAAAAGTGAAAAGGCTAATGCCTTAACAAAGAAACAAGTTTTTGAAGAGTTAAGAGAGTATTTAACTGAACAGGTAGAGATATCAAATAGAAAGTGTATGGATGAAGAGAACTTTAAACTTCCTGCTTTCAATGAGTATCAAGCTTATCAGAGAGGTATTCAAAAAGCTTTAACAAAACTATATAATTTATTACCTTGACCAAAGGAGAAAGTAACATGAATGATGAAGTAAAAACAGAAACAACTGAAACACCTGTACAAGAACCTACCCAGGAGACTGTACAAACAGATACTCAACCAAAAGCATTTGAGATTCCGACCGAAGCTCAAGACGTAATTGGAGAGGGTAAAAAGTACCAGAGCCCAGAGGATGCATTAAAGTCTGTTCCTCATGCACAGAAACATATTGAGACTCTTGAGTCTGAACTTGCTACTGTACGAGAAGAACTAACTAAGCGTCAAACTACTCAGGAACTTATAGATGAATTAAAGTCTGGAGTTCAACCTCAAGCACAGACCGTGCAAGCAGGAGAACTTAATCAAGATAATGTGATGGATTTAGTTAATCAAACTATTGCAACAAGAGAAGCAAAGGCTAAAGCAGAATCTAATGCTAATTCAGTAGCTGCAAAGTTTACTGAACAGTATGGTGATAAAGCTGAAGATACTTACAACTCTGTAGCAAAAGAACTTAACTTATCCGTTAAACAACTTAACGAGCTAGCAGCAGCTAGCCCAACAGTAGTATTAAAAGCTGCAGGATTATCTGCAGTAACACCAGTAGCTAGTTCTAGTGGTGATATTAATACTCAAGCTTTAGCACAACATGCTAAACCAGCAGAACTATCTGCTAAAGTAGCTGGTGGTTCTACTAAGGACTTACTAGCAGCATGGGGAAATGCTAAGGCTAAAATTAATCAGTCTTAAGGAGACTTAAAGAATGGCACATTTAACAGAAAATACAACTGCGTTCATTGAATCGCAACAGTATTCTCAGTTTATTCTTGATAACTTACACGACTACCTTCTTCCAGAAGGAATGTATCGTGATGTAACAGACTTCGGTTCAGGTACAACACTAAACATTAAAACAGTTGGTACTGTAACACTTCAAGATGCAGCTGAAGATACACCATTAAACTTTACGAACATTGACACAGGTACTATTACTCTAGGTATTACTGACTATATTGGTGATGCATGGAAAGTAACAGATGACCTACGTGAAGATGGTTCACAAGTAGATACACTTATGGCTATGAGAGCTATGGAGTCTACACGTTCTCTTGGTGAAAACCATGAAACACGTTTCTTAGGTACAGCTAATGCTGGTCAAACAGCAGCAGACCTTAACCTAGTTAACAATAGACCACATAGATGGATTGCTGGTGGTGATTCAGCAACAACAAGAAACATTGTTCTAGCTGACTTTGTATCTATGAAACTAGCGTTTGACAAAGCTAATGCACCTGCAGGTGGTCGTATTGCTATTGTTGACCCTATCGTAGAAGCAACACTCAACACATTAATCTCACAAACATCTGTAGTTAATAATACTCCGCAATTCCAGGGTGTTCTTAACGAAGGTTTTGCTAGAGACCATCGTTTCGTAAGAAACATTATGGGTTGGGATATTTACACTTCTAACTTCTTACCATCACTTACAGCTACAGAAGCTATCAATGGTTCAGCTTACAGCTTAGCTAATGATACAGCTGAAATTGGTGATAAGGCTAACATCTTCATGTGCGTAGCAGATGATTCATGTAAGCCTGTTATGCATGCATGGAGACGTGCTCCGCAAACAGAAGGTTGGAGAGACCAAGAAGAAAGAGCTGATAAATATCAGGTTACTTCTAGGTTCGGGTTTGGTGTTCAGCGTGCTGATACACTAGGCGTTATTTTAACTGATTCAGCAACTTACTAAGGAGAAACATTATGACTTTAGAAATTACTCCAGTAAGGGGTGTAGCAGCTCACTATGGTCCTCGTGAAACAGATAATTCTCACGGTGGTCAAGAGTCAACAAAGATGGGTGTTATTAAAACAGCAGAATGGGATTTCAACTTTGATAACCTACCTGCAGTTTTAGACAGTAATTTACCTCAAACTATTCCTGGAAAGGCTAGTGTTATCAATGTAACTATTTATGTTGATGAAGACTGGACTGGTGCAACAGCACTAGCAGTTAGCCTTGTAGAAAAGGATGGTACAGTAGCAGCAGCTGACGTTGCTGGTGCTTCTAATCTAGATGAAGGTGATGTTACTACTGCCGATGTTGGTGAAAAAGTAAGTGACAACCCCGTACAGCTTGTTGTATCTAATACAGGTACAGCAACAGCTGGTAAAGCAAGAGTGGTTGTAAACTATAAATACGACCAGTAATACTTTGGTAACGCCCTCTTCGGAGGGCTTACCCCTAATTTAATAAAGAAATACAGGAAATATAAAATGGCTAAAATGAATCTACTAGCAATGACTCAAGACATCTTATCTGATATGGATTCAGATACTGTCAATAGTATTAATCATAGTGTAGAAGCTTTACAAGTAGCTCAGATAATTAAGACTACTTACTACAATATTATTGATGGTAAAGATTATGCGTTTTTATATGAACTATTTAAGTTACAAGCTAGTGGTACAGCTGATAAACCTACACATATGAAGTTACCTGAAGATATCATTGATTTAAAATGGATTAAGTATAACAATAAAAAGAATATTAAAGATAAAGATAACTACCAAATGGTACAATATAAGTTACCAGAAGAATTTATGTATATAGTAGATGGTAGA